CGTTGTTGGTGAAATTGTTTTGTCAGATATAAAAATAAATATTGTTGAGTGATGGAGGTGTTATATGTCAAATTTATATACTGCTTCCAATTATAAAAATACAATAATAAATCTTCTATTAAAAAACAGTGACTTCATTGCACTTATGAATCCACCTAAATCTCCTCACAAAAATATATCTACTGAAGATATGCTGCTTGGCGGAGTTTGGCTTTTAAATGGGAAAAAGTATGAAGAACAGGGTCAGATTTTTGATCACAACTTTGTTGATGAAACTACAACAGAACAAAAGACCTTTGTATTTATTGAAACCGATATAGATTCAATTTATCAGGAAAATTTGTTAATCGATTTTAATTTGTACATATGTATATTCACTGCTAAAACTCTTGTAAGAATTACAGATGACACAATTCCATCGATAAACGATGTTGAAATAATGGGGTATAATTGTGGTCATTACGGAAATCGTGTAGATATATTATGTGACACTGTAGATAGGATTTTAAATAGAAATAAAAAGATAAAAGGAATCGGAGATATTCATCCAGCTCCAAAAGGATTTTGCACAATATATTCTCCAAACAACAAGTATTATGGCAAATGTCTAAAATATATTATTTCAAATCTTAATGAAACGGAGGATTATTGTGAAAATTACTAAGGAATCTTTGTTGCCGTTTCTTATATATAATAAGCCTTTCCCCTACAAAGAATATATCTCATTGCATCCCATAACAATGAATAATATTATATCATTTCAGTTTTTATCAAAATCCATTACTGTTAGGAAAAATAGTATTTTTCGTGAAAAAAAGATTATTAAAATGAATTATCTAGATTTTCTTTTTTATTGCTTTGGGAACGAGGAAATAGAAGCAGAGTATAAAATAACCGGATTGTCTAAGTATTTATATTATTTCATAGAATTAATTAGATTATGTTGTTATGAAGTAAAAATAAATATAGGAGAACATTTTGGCGAATTGTATATAAATAATATACTAATTACCCCACAAATTTTTGATGATTTAAGACGTATTATTATTATCCAAAATGGTATAGATTTCGATATAGATGAGTTTCTAAATTATGGGATCAAAACAAAGATAATGATAAATCCGACATTGAGGATTATATTGATTCTCTTGTAATAGCATTAAATATAACGGAAGAAAGAGTTATGAATATGACCATTCGTAAGTTTTGGCGATATCTTAAACGTTATCAGCTTTATGAAGGTTACACTATCGCTAAAACAGGAGAATGTACTGGTATGGTATCTTTCAAAGAGCCTATTAAATATTGGATGATTTCACTTGACGAAGATGACAAATACAAAGATCTTAAAGCGGATGAGGAAACTTTAAAGAGCAAAATCGGATAACGACTTAGCTCTTTTTTTATTACTAAAAGAAATGAAAAGAGGTATTTATATGTCTAACAAATTAAAAAGCATTAAAAACGCTAAAGACTTTTTAGTTAGTACCGCTGATTTTGCTGCTTATTATAATGGCACATTAGCATGTACTGGAACTACCAACCTTAATACTTCTATTGAAGTATCTATGCAGGAGCAAAATGTTAATGCTGGCAAAGGGAACCAGTTAATTTATTCTTATAAGTATGGACGAGAATTGGCCGTGAATCTTGAGGCTGCCAACTGGGATATTCGTTTCATCGCTATGCAGACAGGTTCTCAGATTTCCGAAGGGCTTGACGAAGTCTATAAGTTAGCCGAATGTGTTCAGATTACAAATGGCATTGGAGTATTAAAGACAACTCCTATTGGAGATGTTGCAGTTGAATTATCAAGCGGATTAATTATTGCCGTTACACCAGAGGCATCTACAATTGACTTAACAAAATATGGTGTTGAAAATGAGGCTGTAAAGGCCACATACAGATATAGCAGAATTGCTAAGTCCATCACAATTGACTCTGAGACATCACCGTTTGTATATGAACTTGTTCTAAGCGCAGACAAACATAATAACAGGCTTGGGAAAGTCGGTACTGTTCAGATTATTATTCCTTCTTATCAGCCAAGCGGTAACTTTAATATGAGTTTTACGCCTGATGGTGTATCAAGTACAACAATAGAAGGTAAGGCCCTTTCTGTAGAAGGAGATTCTTGCAATGACGGGTCTGCTGTATACGCATACGTTAAGGAGTTTGATGAGACGGCTAAAGCAATGACTGTAAGTGAAATTGCAGCCACTCCTGCTACTATTGGATTAAATGCTAGTGATACTAGTAAAACGGCAACAATTTCTGTAATAGGTCTAAAGGGAGTTCTATATTCTCCTATTCAGTTAGACAATACAGACTGTACATTTGTAACCGATGCACCTGACGTAGCAACGGTAGATACAAATGGTGTGGTAACTGCTGTAGCATCTGGAACTGCTAAGATCACTGTGACATATAGTGGTGTATCCGATGAAATCGATGTTACTGTAGCATGACATATAGGCATTACAGAGGATAGTCGAATACTATCCTCTTACTGATATGGAGGATGCATAATGGAAGATAAAAATTTGGAAGTTTCAGCATCTAAAGCAAGATGTCGAAAGTCAAAAGATGATTTTAAGGAAAAAGAATGCGAAATTATATCTTATAATCAACACACCAAAATGTTAGATGTAAAATTCAATAATTATGGCATTCGTATTAAAAATGTAGAGAGTTTCTATAATAACGGATCGACTATAAAAATCAAATATAAAGGCACTATTGGAAATTCTGATTTTGTGGTGAAAGTATAAGAAATTCCATGTGTAAGTATTCCTATGAACAGATATCAGATAAAACCAAAAAGATTATGATTTTTTGTAGTCGAATGGGAAGAGATGGTACTCTGGATCAATTATGTGTAAGTCAAAGATTTTGTCAAAATAGAGATCGTTATATAGAAATAGATCAAAAACGGGATTGTAAATATTATAAATAATGTGTGTAAATAGATTAGTGTATATAAATGGGTAAGATATAGACTAATCTATTAGTTTTGTATCTTACCCATTTTTTACGGATGAGGTGATAATATATAAAAATTGATCATGAATATAGCTGTGTTTGGTCTGAAGAATTAAATTATCTTGTAGCGCATGGCATAAGATATACATTTGTAAAAACTATAGAAGGAATAACAGTATGGAAGTTTAAAAAAACAGAGCAACTATTTCTTATTTTGGCTGATTTCTATAGCAATGTATATTCAAAATAAATCAATAATTTCAAGTGGAGAAAAATGATATTAGGAATTCAACAGAAATCACATGAACGAACTATGAAGGAACTGGGGCGTAAACTTCAAATTGCAGAAATGAAACATGAAGAAAGAGAGTTAAAATACAAAATATTCAAGTCCTATATTCCATTTCGTTTTAAATTGAAATTCAACAAATTAATAGTACTGCTATCTATTGTCGCAATTATATCCTATACGATTGCGGCTATTTTATTGCAGAAATATACAATGACAGAACTAAGTCCTACGCTTACAACTTGTGTGTATGGCTTCTTTGGAACAGAGTTATTAGGGCTTGCTGGAATCAAGATTTTTGATACCAAGTATCAGCAAATTGAAAGTAATGTAACAGAAAATATTATTGACGATCCTGAAGCGGTCGGCTAGGAGGAATTATTATGAGTATTTTAGATGGTGTTAAAAACTTCTTAGAATTAGTAAACGAAAACTGGACTACTATTATTGTAATCATTGGACTTGTAATTGCAATTACTAAAAAGGCTACTACATATTTCAATAAATCTGATGAAGAGAAAATTGCTATTGCAAAGAAACAGATTCAGGAAACAATGCTGAAATTAATCAGTGACGCAGAACAGGATTATGATGAATGGAAACAAGCTGGTTCAATTAAACGTGCGCAGGTTATTGATGAATTATTTGCAAACTATCCCATTTTATCAAAAGTAACTGATCAGGAAGATTTGATTAAGTGGATTGATGACACTATTGATGAAGCGTTAGTAACTTTAAGGGAAATTGTAGAAACCAACAAACAGTCATGATAGATAATAGAGAAAATAATCACTGGACTGTTTATGTGCATATTATTCCAAAGGAATTATCTGGATATGATTGGGATAAATATTATGTAGGAATAACAAGTCAAAAAGTCAAAAAACGTTGGCAACGAGGTTTAGGATATAAAAGAAATTCCCCATATTTTTGGAACGCGGTACAAAAGTATAATTGGGATGAAATGTTTCATGAAATAATTGCAGAAAAACTAACAGAATCTGAAGCAAAAGAATTAGAAAAAATATTAATTCTAAAATTGAAATCTAATAACAGAAAATATGGATATAATCTTACTCTTGGTGGTGAAGGTAGTTTTGGATTAATTGGAAAGAAAGCAAACAGACATAGAACCATATTTCAATATGATTTACTTGGAAATTATATAAATACATACGGTTCAATTGCTGAAGCAACAAAAGAAATAACAGGAAAAGAAAATTCAACTTCATCTGTTATACGTGCAAATATAAATGGAACAAAAAGAAGTGCCTATGGTTTTTTATGGTCGGATGATATTAATAAAATTCCACAATATTGGCCAATAAAAACTAAAACACCAATACTTTTAAGGATAAGAAAGAATAAAATTTTATATTTTAAAAATATTTCTGATGCCTCTAATAAAACAGGATATTCCAAAAGTTTTATTAGAGGCGTTTTATGTGGAGATAAAAAGTCTAAATATATATGGGAATACATGAACTATAAAGATTTTTACCAAAATCATTATTATGACTATAAAAATCAAAGTTGTTTTAAAATAAGGTAGGTTATAAAATGGCCAAAAAATCTATTGATGTTATTAAATATTTTGAAAATTTATATAATAGTAAAAGTATATATTGTTGGGGTGCAAATGGGGAAATTATGACTCCAGAATTGGCTACAAAATTATATAATATGTACCATAATAATACATATAATAAAAAATATTATGACGAAAAGTTAAAAGAGGGACTTAATAAAATTGTTGCAGATTGTTCAGGAGCAATGTGCCCTGTGTCTGGATTTG